GATTGTGTGATGGTTATAAAGAGTATATATATAAGGCAAATATGGGCCAGTTCTGGGACAAAAAAGACTCCTTAGACGGATAAGGTAAAACACACAATCTAAACAATCTAAACAATCATCAACCTGAAATTGCTGCAAAATCCTGCAAATTGAGGTATTGATTTTGCCCTGAAACGGTATTATAATAATGTTGAAGAAAACGGACACGATAAGACAAGGAGACGACAATGGCCATCCACATCACCCCTGGATCGAACAAGCCTTGCTCCAGCTGTTCAACCAAGAAAAGAGACCGGTTCGATATTGAAATTTCCGGACGAACCGTGATAGTGATCACCCTCTGTGAGCACTGCTTGAGAGACCTATACGAGCAGTGCAACGAGATCTATTACAATGATTACAGTGATGAAGAGAATGATACCGATGACGAGTAAGACCGACGGCACCGAGTCCCCCGTCCCTGCTGTGTCAACAGTGGCGGGGGGTTCGGTTTTGTGGAGTCACTCTGGAACTCCACTGGACCCCACTGAAATCCACGCTTCGACCCACTGGACTCCCACGAAAAACCCACGAAAACCCACTGAAACCCACTAAAATCACAGGGTGGGACAGGGTGTCACAAGGTGTGACACGGTGTGAGATTTAGTTCAAAACCCGTGGGACACATTGATGTAACTACCTCGAAGATGTTCCTTACGGGTTCCGGGCCTCCGGCCCCCGGGGGGACGGGAGGGCGAGGCGACCGTGGTGCTTGCGAGGTTTTATAAAGAGATAGACCTCGGGGTCACCCAAAATTGACCGCAAATTGGGTGAAATTGGCTCTTGACCGTCCCACGAAAATCCCTTATAATACTTATAAGGTCGAATCGACCAACCGGCTAAGGAGCATCGAACATACATTCCATTTCAGGAGACACGGGGTGGCCAGAGCAGCCAAGTGGAGACGAATAGCAAATGAATTGCAGGCTCTCTGGCGTCTCCAACGAGGAGACTCACAGGAGGACATTGCTGCTGAATTGGGTGTCTCCCCCACAGCACTCATTTCATCTCTCGATCGGGCCCGAACCGACGAGCAGATTCGGGACCTGGATAGGTGGCGCCAACAAGTATTTGATGAACTCCAGGCCCTAAAACTCCTCTTTCTAGAGAGGTACATGAGCAACGAGATGCTCATCCTCCGTCGAGTCACCGAAACCCCCTCCGGCGTCGTGGTTACCACGGAAGAGCGACCCATCGGGATGGACGCCGGAGCTCTAACTGCGATCCAAGCGATCATTGCCGACCAGAGACGTCTGCTCGGCCTCGATGCTCCTCAGCAATCCCGATCGGTCGCTCTCAACATCACCCCTCGGGAGGTAGAGAGACTTGCCCGAGACGTCAAGTCACTGACCCTCGAGGAGCTCGAACAGCTTGTTGACCGTCTAGGAGTTCGTGAGCTTATGGACCTACCAGGTGCCTTCTCGGAAGAAGGCGTGGATCGAAACGCCCATGGTAGCGGAGTCGATCCAGGCGATTATTGCTGAGTATCGTCGGAGGCAGATCCAGGTTGAGTCAACTCGTCGAGACCTTGCAAGGTATGTCCACGATTGCCATGCCTTCATCGACGAGCTGATCATCATCGACGAGCCTCAGGGGAAGGAGGGTGTGTCAACTGTCCCGTTCCATCTCTGGCCGTCTCAGTCGGACCTTCTGACGGCCCTCTTGACGAGTCGTCTCACAATCATTCTCAAGGCTCGTCAGTTGGGAATTTCGTGGTTGGTCTGTGCATATGCTCTCTGGCTCTGCCTGTTTCACCCTGGTCGTGTTGTTCTATTATTCTCCCAGGGGCAGACAGAGGCAGACGAGTTACTGAGACGGTGTCGAGTGATGTACGAGCGTTTGCCGGAGATGGTTCGTCAATCCCTGTCACAGGTATTGATCTCGAACGCTTCAAAACTCACCTGGTCGAACGGTTCAAGGATCCTCTCCCTGCCGGCCACGAAGAAGGCGGGGCGGACCTTCACGGCATCACTCGTCGTCATGGACGAGACGGCCTACATGGAGTATGCTGATGACCTGTTTGTGGCAACGAAACCCACGATTGATGGCGGGGGTCAGCTCGTGATGCTCTCGACTGCCAACGGTCGTGACAACCTATTCCACCGGGTCTGGGAAGGTGCCCAGTCAGGGTCGAACCGGTTTCGACCTCTCTTCCTTCCCTGGTGGGCCCGTCCGGGCCGGGATGACCGGTGGTACGCCAACATGGTTGCTGAGTACCGTGACCTTCGTCTCGTCCATCAGGAGTATCCGTCGACTCCAGAGGAGGCGTTCGAAGCTACCAGCCATGATCGCTTCCTTACGACAATCTCGTGGTGGGACTTATGTCGCAGGGAGTTGCCTCCACTGGGACGTGAGCCTCTGGTCTTGGGGGTTGATGCAGCCATTGGTCGTCGTGATTCTCCGTCGGACTGCTTCGCACTCGTGGGGGTGACTCGTTCTCCCCTCGACCGTCAGAATTCGGTTGCGGTGAGATTCGTCCATTCGTGGCAGGCTTCTGCAGGTCAGCGGATTGAATTTCAATCCCCCGACGGGACCGGCCCAGAAGATGTCATCCGTGACCTCTGTCGTCGGTATTCCGTTGTGTGTCTAGTATACGATCCGTACCAGCTCGTTGACATGGCGGGCCGTCTCGAGCGAGAAGGAGTCGTGTGGTGTCAGGAGTTCTCCCAGTCGAGTGCTCGTCTCGAGGCTGACAAGAATCTCTATGACATGATCCTCGAACAGCGAGTCCACCACACGGGGGAGGAGCTTCTCCGTCAGCACCTTGATAACGCGGATCGAAAGGTCGACATCGACGGTCGGCGTCTGAGGATTGTCCAGGGAAGCCGAGGGAAAGTCGACCTAGCAGTGGCCCTCTCGATGGCGGTCTACACCTGTTTGGAGTTGAACCTGTGACCAGAGAATTCCGGACGGTTCGAGCTCGAGACATCTTTCCGGTCTCACGGTTTCGTGGGCCGGTGGTTGTCCAAATCCCGTCGTTCTGGGGGCCACAGACACTCCCGCCGGAGCTCCCGACAAACCCACGGGAAAGGGACCGGATCCTCTACCGTACGGTGCTTTACGAATCACAGTGGGCTTCAGCAGTCTCGATCGCCATCACCAAGTTTGCTTCAGCTGGGTGGGAGGTTGAGTCCCACAACCCCCGTCTCTCACAGAGAGCCCAAGAGCTCCTCTTGTATGCTGACTTCGGGGCTTCTCTCGGAGGCTGGACGAACTTCATCGCCAAGCAGCTTCGGTCGTTCCTCTGCACAAATCTGGGATCGGTGTTTGAGGTCGAGCGTGAAAAGAGTGGCTCGGCAGCATCCCGTGTGGTCGGGATCCACCATCTCCCATCACTGAGGTGTACACCCACGGGAGACCCGGACTTCCCTATCATCTATACGGATCAGCAGGGGAGGGACCATCTCCTTGCTTGGTACGAGGTGGTCCGGATCATCGACATGCCCGAAGATGACGACCTGGTCACCGGGTTGGGTCTCTGTGCAGCCGAACGTGCCTACTCGTCTATCATTCGTCTAGCTGCTCTCGAGAGGTACGTTTACGAGAAGGTGTCGGGCAGCAGGCCACTGTCAATCTACCTGGTCAACGGGCTCCGGACGGACCAGCTGTCGTCACTCCTCCGGTCTGCCGAAGAACAGCAGCGAGAGCAGGGACTCACAAGTTACATGGGAGCAATCATCGGTGGGACTCTCAAACCGGATGCTCCCCCGGGGGTGGTCGAAATCCCTCTCTCGTCACTCCCGGACGGGTTCGACCCTCAAGCGGAACGGGAGAGGGCAGATCTGGTGTATGCAAACGCCATCGGTCTTGATCCTCAAGATCTTCGACCGATTTCGAATCAGCAGATGGGGGCTGGAGCTCAGTCAGCCGTCCTCCATGAAAAGGCCAAGGGACGAGGACTAGTTTACTTCCGACAGGCGTTTACCCATGCGATGAACGCACTTGTCCTTGATCGTCGGGTCAAGTTTCTCTTCACCGAACGAGACCTTGACGACCAGTTGAAGCGGGCTGATCTCAGCTCCCGTCGCATCAAGAATATCGAGACGATGGTCTCAGCACAGCTGATCACCCCCGACCAGGGGCGTCAGCTTCTCCTTGATCTTGATGAGCTCCCACCAGAGTTTGTGCCGGTGGATCAAACGTCGACAACATCGGTGTCGGATGCTGACCAACCCAGGGTTGACCTCCCGACCGACACGGGAGAAGGGGAGCTCCCTCCGGTCACCCTACAAGAGGAGACACGGGTTGACCCCCTGGAAGTCGTGGATCGAAACGGACAAGCAGACGAACAACAAGAGGCTTGGGAAGAGTCTCTGGAGACATTTCTGAGAACACTCGAGGAGTTGGATGAAGTCACTATCGGCTCTCCTTCGACGAGCGATTGAGGAGTTCGGTCGTATCTATCGGTCACGGATCGTTCGTCATCAGGAGGTTGACTTGTGGTATCAAGAGATGTCAAATCGTCTTCGGTTCTACCACACAGTCGCATATCTTTTGGGGTCACGTATCTCCCCTCGAGATCTAACACCGGAGGATCGTCAACGGATTGACTCAAGAGTCTCTTCACAGCTCGCCTTTCTACGACGGTTCCTGGCTGACTTGCGAGGAGGTCGATATGAGTCGTCCCCCGGTGGTGGGCAGGCTCGGGCTCAGCTGTATGCTGCAGCTTTGAGGGCTGCGTGGTGGGAGGGGAAGACCCGTGGTCTCCCGCTTCCGGCACAGCCCGGGGACGGGACAACTCAGTGCATATCTCGGTGTAACTGTTCGTGGGAGATCCACCATCTGGGCGGTGATGACTACGATTGCTACTGGAGGTTGGGGGCGAGTGATGCCTCCTGTCAAACATGCATTGCTCGATCCCGTCGGTGGAACCCACTGAGGATCCGGGATGGTCGAGTACAAGTCACGAATGTTCGTCTGATGGGGTTTGACTCCGTGCTCGATGGTTGGGAGGGAGTATGGTAAAGGTAGTTCCCATCATCCCTCCGGGTGAGATCCCGGTTGACGTCGAGAAGATTGAGAGGGCGATCCAAAACGCTCTGGACGGGGCAGCCCTAGGCATCCAGGCCGACTTTGACACGACCGTGATGACGTGGAGTCGTCAAGTAGATTTCGAGATCAAGTCTCCTTCATCGGAGACTCGAGTGGTCGGGACATCCGACAAGATCTACGGGTATCTCGATCAGGGGACTCGAGTTAGGTATGCAACAATGTCCCGGGGCTACCGACCGAAGACGTCCCCCGGGTGGATCGGGTCACGGTCCGGGGGTGGGAAGGTTCTATTTATCTCGAAGCGTCGTCCTCGTCCGGGGATTGCTCCTCGGGAGTTTTCGAAGGTGATCCAGAAGAAGTGGCAGGACGAGTTCCCGACGATCTTCCAGAGGGCGATCTCAAGTGAGGTGAGGTGACATAGATGCCCTGGTACCTTGTTCGAGCTCAAGACGGATGGTACGTTGTCGATGACACGGGGAAGAGGAAGTCATCGAAGCCAATGTCCCGTTCTCGTGCTGAGCGTTACCGTCGAGCTCTCTATGCTGTGGCCCACAAGTCCGGCTGGGAACGGATTACCGGGAATCTCTGTCGATCTCCAACGGGTCAATTCGGTGCCTGTGACAAGGTGATGGGCTCAGTCCAGTCGCCCGAGGAAGAACGTTTGAAGTCGACCATTCAACAGGTCGTCTCTGCTGGAGGGGACAAAGAACAGCTTTCGAACCTAGTCCAACTTTCCTCAGGGTCACTCCCCGAAGCATCAGCTCAGAGTCTTATTCAATCGGGTCTTGCCGAAGTTGTCGCCGGTCGTCTCATGCTCACCCCCCACGGGAGGGCTGCAGTGTCGGCTCTGAAGCGGGGGTCTGCGTCAGAAGCCCTTGATGCACTTGCCCGTGGTCGGGCTCAAGTGGAGTCCCGTCGGAAACGGGAGGAAGAGGGGCGTCGTCGTCAAGAAGAACAGAGACGGAGAGAAGAAGAGAGGAGAGAAGAACAGAGACGGAGAGAAGAAGAGAGGAAAGAAAGGGAGAGACGTAGGGAAGAAGAGAAGAAAGAAGAACAGAGACGACGAGAAGAAGAGAAGAAAGAAAGGGAGAGACGGAGAGAAGAAGAACAGAGACGACGAGAAGAAGAGAAGAAAGAAAGGGAGAGACGGAGGGAGGAAGAAAAGAGGGAAGAACAGAGACGAAGGGAAGAAGAGAAGAAAGAAAGGGAGAGACGGAGAGAAGAAGAGACGAAAGAAAGGGAGAGACGGAGGGAGGAAGAAAAGAGGGAAGAACAGAGACGAAGGGAAGAGCGGAGGAGAGAGCGAGAAGATTCGGTCGTTCGTCGTGCTGCAGCATCCCTTGGGATGACTCCCGAAGATGTTGAGCATCTCCTATCTCGTCTTCGATCACAAACCGATGATGATCCTTCCTTCCCCAGGCAGCCCCTGCTTGATGCAGCTCGTGCGGGGTCATCTCAAGATGTTCGTCGAATTCTTCAAAGATTTCTTGGTCGGAGGTCGTCAACGACCGTAGAGGTGTCACCAACGGTATTCAAAGATTTGTCGGGACGGTATCGCTGGTTGACGGTTTCGTCAAATCGATATCAAGATCGAGAGAAAGAGATCGTCAGTGAAGAAGCTCTTCGAAAGGATGTAGAGTATGCTGACGATCTCGGGGTTGAATCATACGGTCCCCTTCGATGGTGGCATCTCGGGACCTTTTCATTCAAAGACGTTCGAGATTGGCGTACAGTTGTCGCCGGTCCGGGAGTCGATCTAGGGAGGTGTGACTTCAACGCCGTCGTTGACGGCTTTCTAGTCGAATCCGGGACTTTCTACGATGACCGAATCGGTGAGTGGGCCAGTCGTGTTGCCGACAAGCTCCAGGTCTCACTCGGGTTCTCCCACCCCCCTGACGAGCCACGGGACGGGGTCTACTATAACATTCGTCGATTTGAACGCAGTCTCCTCCCTCGAGGGAGAGCGTCAAATCCCTATACATCGGTTTCAATCACCGCTAAGGAGGGTGAAATGGTTCTAAGTTCTGAGAAGCTTGCTGAATTGCAACGTCTGGGCTTCCCCCAAGATGTTATTGACAAGCTGATCGAATCTCTCCAAGCTCAGTCGAAAGAGCTGGGAGAACAGGGAATCACCTTCAAGGATGTCGACGATGCCCTGACAGCTCTCTCTGAAAAGGTCTCAGAGCTGAAAGAGAAGGCTGACCCCTCTACTTCCGTGGGGGCGGAGGGGTCGGAGTCGGGGGCGGAAGAGGGTGATGTGAAAGAGTTCGTCGGTGACTTGACAGTCGAGGAGTTCTTTGACCGTGTTGAGCAGGTCGTCCATTCAGCTTTCCGCTCGGTGCTGTCTGAGATTCAATCAACCCTCTCCGAGATGGATGCTCGTCTGCAGGAGATGGGGTATGCTCGTCAGAAGGAGAAGGAGGTCTCGGAAGATGACCTTTCTCGTCTCCTGGCTCGTATCAAAGAGCTTGAGGAGGAGATTTCGTCACTCCCTCGGGCAGGGCGTCACCGTCCGTCCACACGGTCGGACAACGTTATCCAGCAGAAAGGTCAGCCCGACGGGGCCGAGGTGTCTCCCCTGTCGTGGGTAAGGACCTTTCTTGAGTCATAGACGGTCGACTTCCCTCGAGAGTGTGGATTGAAACAATCATAAACGTTCGACATCGGAATCAGGAGATCAAACATGACGGTACTATCATCTACACCGGTTGCCCAGAAGGCTCCCCCTCCCGTGCCGGGGGGCGAGTGGGCACACGGTCCTCGAGGATTGTTCAGCCAACCTGCATTGGAGCGTCCTCTCTACTCGGCCGTTATCACCCCGTTTATCGGGCTGCAGAGTGTTCTCCCCGTTCGGGGGACAAACGTCACCGACCCCCTGTACGGGATTATCACCGGTGTCACCCCCACGACCGGGAATGAACCGGTTGGGGTGTGTGATGACCCGCCCACCGCAGGAGTTGTCAAGCTCTGCTCTCAGTACTACGTCTTCGGACGAGAATCTCGTCAGACGACCGTTCTTGACATCTCTCGGGGACAGCGGTTGACGTCTCGGGGGGAGCATACGGACTTCATCGTCTTCGGGACCCCCATGGGAATGGAGGGGAACCCTCTTGTCCCGTCTCTGGGGGCCCAATTCGGGGGGATTGCGAATGACGAGATGACCAAGCGGATGGTCGAATGGATGGTTGCTTGGTCTCGAGACTTTGCCCGTGTGCTTTACATCGGTAACCCGTCAAACAACACGGCCGGGGGAGGGTATAAGGAGCCCTACGGCCTTGACTTTATCTTGAACACGGGCCATCGAGATGCAGAGACCGGTCAGCTGTGTCCTGCGGCCGATCCGATCATCCGTTCGTTTGGGAATCGGAACATTACGACAACCCCTGGAGCTGGGGCAGATCTTGTTCGCTTGATTTCGTACATCATGCGAAACCTCCACTGGAACGCGGCCAACATGAACCTCGCTCCCGTTGAGTGGGTCATGTCGATGCCGTTCGGGCTCTTCTATGAGCTGACGGAGATTTGGCCGATTGCCTACTCGACGTATCGGGCGAACAATATCCCGGCGGGGTCAACCCAGTTTGTCGACTCTATGGTCATCGAACGCATGAGAGACGAGATGCGGGGGGATCTCGGTCGTCGTGTTGGTCAATATCTCTTAGTTGATGGTCAGAGAATTCCCGTGATCCTCGATGATGCAATCGTTGAGACCTCTCTTTCGGATGCAGCATTCTCATCGAGTCTCTACATCATCCCACTCCGTGTCTTGGGGGGACGGGAGACGACCTTTATCGAGTATCTCAACTACAACACCCTGGGAGTGCTCCCCCTTGCAGCCGAGTTTGCTCCGGGAGGCTCGTTCACGGTCACGGACAACGGTCGGTTCTTGATCCACCGGAAGCCCCCCACGAACTTCTGTACACAGATCGTGGGACTCACCGAGTGGCGTGTGGTCTGCCTGACCCCCCACCTTGGTGCTAGGGTCACGAACATTGCATTCACACCACTGATCCATGAACGGTCTGGGTTCCCGGACAGCAACTACTTCGTTGACGGAGGAGTCACTCAGGGATACGCTCCGTCGTACTTCGGTCAGCCGGTCTAATGGAGCTGTCGAGCAACATCTTGATCATCGGGGGATGCTGGGACTGGGACGTGCCATTCTCATCGGGTGGTCGTTCCAGCTTACCGTCCCAGATTTGGTTGGGATTCTCCCCATTTGTCCTCAGATCCCCCGAGATCAATGCTTGTCTCTTGGAGTTGATGATGTATGTCAGCTGAAGTAGACATCCAGGTGTTTGGGTCATCCGGGATGCTCGGGCAGTCTGTGATTCGAGCTCTTGAGCGTCGGGGGATTCGATATGAAGCAACTCGGGGGGACATTCTCCTCCTCTCCGAGAGGGATATTCGAGCACCCACGGTGATCAACTGTGCGGGGATTACCCACCCGTCGGCCCTCCCGTCAACACTGTTTGCGGTCAATACCGCGGGGTCTATCCATCTCAGTCGACTGTGTGACTCAGTTCGAAGTAGAGTTGTGTATATCTCAACGGATGCAATTTTCAGCTCTCCTGGGCCACACTTCGAGGATGACCCGCCGTCTCTGCAGACCGTGTATGCTCGGTCGAAATTGTACGGGGAGATTACTTACCCCCCACACGTGACCCTTCGAGGGTCCTTCGTGGGTCGGGAGAAGGGGGTAGTAGAAGACCTCCTCCAGGGGAAGGCGGTTCGGGTCAGCCGGAATGCGTTATGGTCTGGGATGTGGGTTGACGAGTTCGCCGAATTGATCGTAGACGTTGCTTGTCGTCCCGAGATTACCGGTCTCCTCCATGTCCCGGGACACGGGCAGAGTCGAATTGATCTCGTCACGTTCTTGAAGGGTCGGCTTCGAAGTCGAAGCCCATTGATCGTCGATGACACCGTTGTTTGGGACCGTCGTCTTCAGTCGCATTTCTGGTCATCGTACGGCCTTCCCACCCCCGGACCTTTCTCAGAGCAGTTTGATCGTTGGGAGGGACGGTAACGGTGACCACCCGTCATACATATATCACAGACGACTATGAAGATCTTCATCAATCCTACCTATGTTGGAGCTGACCAGGCTGACGGAGGGATTCGACGAGTTGTCGAAGCTCAGATCGAATTCTTCCCTCGCTTCGGTCATTCCGTGGTCTCGTCGGCCCGAGATGCTGATGTGATCATCAACCATGGGACTCTTCGAGCAGAATCACCGTCAGCCTTGATCATTGCCCACTGCCACGGGGCCTACTGGGAGGAGTATACCTGGCCCTCGTGGGCCCTCGAAGCGAACCGTCGAATTGCAGAGAATTTCGAGATTGCCGACCACCTGGTTGTTACATCTCGATGGGTCCAACGAGCGATAGCTCGAGGGGTCTGCCTTCGCTCAACCGTTATCTACCACGGTGTCCGCCCAGAGGAGTGGGAGGTGCCCTCGTCTCCTGGGAGCTATCTCCTATGGAACAAATCTCGAACGGACCCTGTGGCGGACGACACGGTCGTTGCACAACTTGCTGTTCGACTCCCTAAACGGGAATTCGTCACCACCTTCTGCCCGAGACCCCTTCCCAACGTTCGACAGACCGGAACGATGTCGTACGGGGAGATGAAGAAGTTCGTCCAGCAGGCGGGGGTCTACCTTGCAACAACTCGGGAGACCTTCGGGATCGGGACCCTCGAGGCTCTGGCTTCCGGGGTTCCCGTGGTGGGGTGGCGATTTGGTGGGCAAGAAGAGATCATCATCCCCGGGGAGACGGGGGAGCTGGTCGAGTATGGTGACTACGATGGCTTGGTCGAAGCAATCGAGAAGGTCTTTGCCCATCGGTCTCGTTACTCTCGAGCAGCACGTCAGGATGTCGAGTCTCGATGGGGTTGGGAAGACAAGATTGAGGCTTACTCTCAGCTCCTTGAAACGTTGTCACAACGCAGACATGGCCCGAAAGTCTCGGTAGTCATTACCAACTACAACCTCGGGCGGTTCTTGGGAGATGCAGTGTCATCGGTCCTTGAACAAGAATTCTCAGACCCTCGAGGGATTGAGTTGATCATCGTTGATGATGGTTCGACGGACGAAGACTCTCTTGAAGTGTTGTCAGCTCTCGAACGTCGAGATGACATCACCGTCTACCGACTCCCCCAGAATGTCGGACTTCCACTGGCACGGAACGTCGGGGCTTACCTAGCACACGGTGAGTACCTGATGTTCCTAGATGCTGACGACCTTCTCGAGAGATTCGCCATCCAGCGTTTGGTCGACGTACTTGATCGACATCGAAATCTCCACATCACCTACGGGGGGATTGACATCACGGATGAGACCCTCTCGTCCCGACGGCCTTCTCCTTGGCCAAGGGACTTCAGCTGGGTCCAACAGATGAGTCACCTCAACCAACTCCCGTATGCTGCATTGTGGCGTCGTGAGGCTTTCCTCTGGACCGGAGGGTATCGGGAGAGGGATTGGCGAGCAGAAGATGCAAGCCTGTGGTGTCGAGCTACATCGTACGGTCTTCGGGCTGCTCGAGGGACGGAGTCAACGACACTGATCTACCGTCTACGGAGAGACAGCAAGACACAGGTCGAACGTGCCATCTTCTCCGATTCCGACGGAGATTGGACGGCATGGTACCCCTGGAGGACCGGTGCAAGCAATGCTCAGGAGGGGGAAAAGCTGGCCGATCCCAGACGAATCTCCCATGCTCTGGTCCCGTTCGGAGCTCCTCGACTCTCTAATCGTCCCTGGCCGATCCGTCACCTCCAAGAACCGGCAGTTTCGGTGATCATCCCGGTCGGTCCCGGACACGGGAGGTACCTGGTTGATTGTCTAGATAGCCTCTTAGCCCAGACTCTTCAACAGTGGGAAGCCATCGTGGTTGTCGACGGAGACCCGGTAGCAACCTCGGTCCTGCTCAACTACGTCTGGGCTGACGTTGTGGTCTTAGACAACCCCCCACGGGGAGCGGGGAGGGCACGGAATGTGGGTATCAAACGTGCTCGAGCCCCCCTCCTCGTGTTCCTTGATGCAGATGACATCCTCCACCCTCGAGCTCTTGAACGATTCTTACAGGTGTACGTTGAGCATCAGGGGTATGTCTACAGTGATTGTCAATCCCCTCGAGATCCCAAGAAGCTGGATGGGGGGATGATCTACCATCCAGCAGCTGACTATGATCGAAAACTGTTTTTGTCAAGTGGTTATCGTCTCGGGTCTCCGGGACGACATTCGGTAACTTGTCTTGTAGCTCGAGAAGATGCCCTTGCCGTCGGGGGATTCGATGAAGACCTTGACAAACTTGAAGATTGGGAATTCTACCTTCGCCTGGCCGTCCACGGGGTCTGTGGGCATCGAATTCCAGAGCCTCTCTTGACATACCGGCTCCATACGGGAACTCGTCGCCCCGAATCCGGGACGACCCCGATTGAATTCAAGATCTTAGAAGAACGATATTCGTCGAAGGTTTCCGAGGGGGATATGCCGTGTTCATGTGGTTCAGGCGGAGACCGGGCTGTTTCCCGGGCCCGGATGGCACTGTCCGAGATCCAGTCTCAGGGGACTCAGACATCCAGGTCTGGGTTTTGGGAGGCAGATCCGGTCCTCTTAGAGTACGTCGGGGACCAATTTGCTCCAGTCGTTTTCCGTGGTCCCATCTCTCGTCGCTCGTACCGTGCTGGACGAGAACAGAGTTCTCGAATCGTCCAAGTTGATCCTCGAGACGTAGACGGTCTCCTACGTACGGGACAATTTGCGAGGTACTCAAATGGCTAACTTCTTGATTCGAGTTCTCGCGACTTGGAGGCTGACGTCGATGATCACCGACGAGGAGGGGCCATTCGGTATCTTCTCGTCTATTCGACAAGCCTTAGGGGGTGAGTCTCAGAAGACCTGGTTGGGTCGTGGGATTGTCTGCCACTGGTGTGTCTCGATATGGGTGAGTGGGTTGCTCAATGCTGATCATGATCTACGGGACATTCTTGCCATCTCTGCAGGTTCGATCATTCTTGACGAGCTCCTTGCCCGGAGGTTGATGAGATGACACCACCCACTCTTGTCACACTGGAAGAGCTTCGAGAGTTCCTCGACTGGAACCCGTTCCACTTCTGGGGTCTCTCCGACCAAGAGGCTCTTCGAGTGACATCAGCTTGTGACCCTCGAGTATTCCAATTCAGCTATCAATCTCCCGGGAGTCGACTGTTGGGTCGGGCAGAGATTCTTCGAGCAATCTCTTCGGCGGAGGAGAAGCTCGAAGACTACCTCGGATTTTCTGTTGCTCCCAGATATCGAGAAGTCACCCTCTCGTGGCCTCGTCTTCGGGACCGTCGCCTCCAGCACCACGGGTCGGTGGGGGTGGACGGCCGCTGGAGGTCTCTCCAACTCCCTGGAGGGTACGTCCAAGCGGTTGGTCAAGAGACCTTCACCCCGGTGGTCGAAGGTGTCCCGATCTCCTGGAGGGATCAAGACGGTGATGGGTATCTCGATACCGGGGTTGTCGGTCCGATCACGACGTCGCTCCCTCCATCCGAACTCTGCATCATCTTTTCTGAGAGTGAGAGGTATGACTCGTCACAACCCCTGGAGACGTGGGAGATTCGGCCTAAGACCGTCTACTCCTCGGGGACCGGGGTGACCATCTCATTTCGACGATGGCTTGCGGTCAAGCCCAGAAGGTACCAAGGTATTTTACCCTTGTCCCTTGACCCCCAAGACCCATCAATTTTCCCGGTCACCGTCGATGTCTACCGACGGTGGATCGACCCGGATCGTCAAGGGCTCGTATTCTGGGACTCTCGACCAGCCCCCGGATCCGACCCGGTCGGGGTGTTCGCTGAGCAGATTCGAGTTGGGATCCATGACCCTGTCGTCGGGGTGGTTACCGTGGCTCCTGCAAGGTACGATGCTGAGTCGAGTCGGTGGGCATCCCTTCTGGGAAGACCTGAGCCCGATCGAGTATTCATCCGATACCTTGCTGGCTTCCCCCGAGATTCCCACGGTCGAGTAGCTTCGTCTCTTCGAGAGGCCGTAATCCTCTTGGCCATCGCAGAAATGATCCGTCCAATCTGTGGGTGTGACGAAGCCAATCGGATTCTGTACCACTGGCAGTTCGACCTAGCCCGGACCACGGGAGCAGATGCACAGTTTGCAATCTCAACAAAAGCTCTGCAAAACCCGTTCGGGACCCGTCGGGGGCACGTGGCCGCCTGGGAGAGGGTCGAATCGTTGAGACGTACATCATCAATCCTCGTGTAAGGAGATTGACATGCCCAACAACCCTGAAGCCGATGAAATCATAATGCAACGTCAGCTGAGGGCGTACACCCAACGTGGGGGCCCTCGACCGGATGCTCCCGTGAGGTACGGTGGAGTCAACGAACAGTTTATCATGTTCGGGGACGTCACCAATGCTCAGCGAGGCTCCTTCACTCCCGTGTGGTGGGTTGACCCATTAGCTCGAGACAGGTACCGGCTGATCGCACAACAGGTCTCACCCCCCGAAACTCCGAAAGCAACAATCTCTTTCGCTCGACGTCGAGGAGGGATTTCCTGGATTGTCGGAGATCTCAGCTGCCCGGTGAATTTCTACGAACAAGCGTTGGGCTGCGGTGCTGCAGGAGACTTCCTCTACGGCTGGTCCGACTTCCTTACGATCTACAGCAAGGGTCTTGCCGGGTCTCGGTCGAGTAAGTCTCGATCAACCCGAGTCGATGATAACCCTCTGATGGATGATGTTGAGTTCTCGTTCTCAGCAATCTATGACATCGGGGGACTTTCGTTCCGAGAAGTTGCAGGGACAGCGATTGAACGAAAAGTTGTTGATGTGGCCTTTGCGCCAGGTGGTGCCTGTTCGAACTGTGGAACTCCCTCCGATGGGACGACTCGTCTATATGCCCTGATAGCTTCGTCTGGGTCTGGGTCTCCCGGGATCCCTGCAAAAGTCGTGTGGACCGTTGATGGGATAACCTTCAACGACGTGAATATCACGGGGTTGGGGGGGACGGTGACCCCGACAGGGATTGACATCGTTGGGAACTTTGTCGTAGTCATCGATACTGTCAACAAGGGGTACTGGTATTCAGAGATTGACCGCTGGACGGGAGCACCGACCAGCTGGGCCTTCGTCTCTGCAGGGTTTGATGCGGATTCTCCCCCGACGGATATCTTCGTGGCGGGCCCGAACGAAGTCTACTTCTCAGCCCACGGGGGGTACATCTACCGCTCTCGAAACATCCCGGTTGGTGTGACCCCGATCTATTCGGGGAGTGCAACGGCTGAGCCCCTGACACGGATCGCCGGACATGGCTCGACCCTGGTTGCTGTGGGGGAGGTTGGGACAATCCTACGATCCATGGATAGGGGGAGTACTTGGACGAGGATATTCTCACCGACAGGCGGGAACATCACTGCTGTCCAAGTCCTCGACCACTTCCTCTACTGGATCGGGGACGAGGCCGGGGGTGTCTGGTGGACGGCACAGGGAGGTCAATCGTGGAACTCCCTAACTCTCCCGTCGGTCCGGGCGGTGGACGACATCCTCTTCGTGACGGATGAAGTGGGATACCTCCTTGCTCGAGCACCGAACCTTACCACAGCTCGTCTCTGGACCACGTTCAACGGTGGAGCCGACTGGAGTGCATCAAACATCGAAGGGAATCCTCGAATCTTGAACTTCCCGGCCTTCTCTCGAGGGACCCGCCTGGCGGCCCCACGAGGAGTCCCGGAGGTGACAGCAGCGAACCATCTTGCAATCGGGGGTCTCAGTGCAGACGGGGTCGATGGTCGTCTCTATATTGGCTCTGCGAATGTGATCTAAGGGTCTACTCTGAAGTGAAGTCTGCTAGTCTCCCCATACCTTGGATAGGGGAGACAAGCAGACTGGAGATGAGGAGGGTCTAATGACATCTGGGAGGCGAGCTTCTGAGCTTGAGTCATTCACGTTCCCCGACAGTGGGATTACCGTTCACCTACGTCGAGTTGGACCTAGAACCATTGAACAAATCGTAGCTCGAGTTACTCGTCAATACCAACGAGACCACCCCCGCCCCCGTCCCCCGATGGTCTCCGTGATCGTGGGGGAGTCGGAGCAGGTTCTGGAGCCCAACGTCAATGACCCTGACTATCGAGCACGACTTCGAGAATGGGAGACGGGACTCCAGACACAGCAAGCAATCGCAACGATGAGGTTCCTGGTCGACTACGGGATTGTTGCTGATGTCGACCAGGAGGCAGTTCGAGCTCTTCGGGAGGCACTGAGCCCAGAAGATCTCATGACAGAAGACGGGAAGCCGTATACGGATCATCAAGTCTACGTTGAGCATGTGTGTATGATAAGCCCTCGAGACATCCAGGCAGTTGTGTCGGCCATCTTGGGGATCTCACAGCCATCAAATGACCGGGTTGAAACACTGGTGGACCGATTTCAATCTAACACTTGACGGACAACGTCTCCGACCGAATCGTCGGGGCCCAACACTGAGGATGTCGTTCACCCTTGAGTGGGCTCTGACAGCACAGTGGTGGGGATACAAGCTCTCGGAGTTCGAGGAGCTCCCGGTTGAAGAACAAGAGTATCTCATCGCCGTCTATCGGGCTCACCAGATGATCCAGAGTTTGTCACATGGCACTGCCTAAAGTCGGTATAGAACTCGTCGTACATGGTCTCTCGGAGTACCTCTCAGGGCTCAGGAAAGGGACTGAGGCCGTCCAGGGGTTTGGTGATACCGTCTCGCGTCAGTCATCGAAGATTGACGGATTTCGAGAGATTACAATCGGAGCCCTTCGTCAAATTGGAGCTCTCAGTGTCGAACTTCTCGGGTCAGCAGCCTCATCGTTCATTGACCTCAGTCGAAGTGGCTTCGAGGCCGTCAAGTCCTACGAGACACTCTCGAAGTCACTCGAGGCCCTAACTGCACGAGAACTCCTCAGAGCCGGGGCCGCCAAGGACATGACAGAGGCCATGGAGATGGCGATCCCGGTTGCACAGGAGAATATCCGATGGCTCGAGCGGCTGGCAATCATATCTCCGTACGAGGCAGAAGACATCGCCGGAGCCTTTCGACTGGGTGCTGCATTGGGGTTCACCTCTGACCAGTTGAAAGAGCTCATTTCTCGAACGGTTGACTGGGGAGCGGCCACGGGACAATCGGGGGCAGCAATTGAACGAGTGATGCTTGCCCTCGGTCAAATGAATACCAAGGGCAAAACGACCGGAGAAGAGATGCTCCAACTGGTCGAAGCAGGTGTCTCGGCCTGGGACTACCTTGCCCAAGCTCTCGGCACGACTACACAACAAGCACAAGAACTGGTCTCAAAGGGGCTGGTCCCAGCAGAGTTTACTATTCAAGCCATCGCTAGTGGGCTGGGGTATGATTTCCGGGGAGCTGCAGAAGCTTCGGCGGAAACCCTCCAGGGATTGACTAGTTCGATCAGAGACCTTGCCAATCGGGCCCTTCGAGAAGCCTTTACTCCAGCCCTACAGGCGATCCAGCCATACCTTGTCCAGCTTGTTGACCTCTTGGGCAGTCCTGCTTTCTTGTCGACCGTCTCCGCCATCGGGTCTTCGGTCGGGGTATTCGCGAAGCGAATACTCGAACTTGCTGAGGGGATTGCCACGGCACAGGACCCTCTTCAAGCTCTACTTGACGTCGTCTCCCTCCTCCACCCCGTGTTGGGGTTGGTCATCAAATCTGCTGTCGAGATCATTTCATATTTCATCGAAATGGCCTCCGGGGGAGACCAGGTCCATCAATCTCTATCCAACCTCCCCCGACCAATTCAAGCTGTAGTTGGTGTCCTGGGTCAGCTGATCTCTTGGATCGGAGACACGATCCAGGTCTTCAAGGATGCCGAAGACTCACATCAGAGTTGGGCAGGGGTTGTCTCTCAGGCTGCATCAACGGTTCGGGACGTGTCTCGGGCAGTGTCGGACTTCCTCCAAACGGTCTTTACCTTTATCGGAGATTTCATTCGAGACCATGGGTCGGACATCTCAGGAACGTTAGTAACTGCCTGGCAACAAATTGCCGAGATCATTACCCTGACTCTCCGAATTGTCCAAACGGTTGTTACATCGGTGCTTGACGGAGTCACGTCATTCATTCGATCGAACCAAGGGGGGATCACGTCGATCATCCGCACCGCCTGGGATGTCATCTCTACCGTCATCCTTGAGGCACTGACGTTGATCGAAGGGGTCTTGACGGCTACCCTCCTGGTGATCCAGGGGGATTGGCGTGGGGCCTGGGATGCTATTATCTCAGCAACACGCAACCTCCCCCGACCGATCCAAGCTGTAGTTGACGTCCTGGGTCAGCTGATCTCTTGGATCTGGGACACGATCCAAGTCTTCAGGGATGCTGAAGACTCACATCAGAGTTGGGCAGAAGTTGTCTCTCAGGCTGCATCAACGGTTCGGGCTGTCGTCCAAGCGGTGTCGAACTTCCTCCAAACGGTCTTTACCTTTATCGGAGATTTCATTCGAGACCATGGGTCGGAAATCTCGGAAACGTTAGTACCTCTCTGGCAACAAATTGCCGAGATCATTACCCTGGCTCTTGAGATTGTCCAAACGGTTGTTACATTGGTCCTTGGGGAAATCTCGTCATTCATTCGGTCGAACCAAGGGGAGATCACAACGATTATACGCGCCGCTTGGGGGGTCATCTCTAGCGTCATTCTTGCGGCCTTGACGTTGATCAAGGGGATCCTGACAGTTGTCCTTCGGGTGATCCAGGGGGATTGGTCTGGAGCCTGGGATGCTATCGTCTCAACAACATACGAAGTTGTGTCATGGATCGAATCAGCACTCACCAGTCTTCGCCCCGTGGTTGAGTCCGCCTTCCGAGCTGCGACCAGGGCTGTCAGGCAGGTCTGGGACGGTCTCGTTCGAGAGGCCGGGTCTCTGGGTCGTCGTCTTGTCGAAGGGGTCGCCGACGGGGTACACAAGACCGGGTCATGGCTGGCCGAACAAGTTCGAGCCGCTCTCCAATGGGCCCTCGACGAAGCAAAAGCTAGGTTGGGGATCCGGTCACCGTCTCGGTACACTGCTCAAATCTTGGGAGTCCCCCTAGCAGAAGGGATTGCCCAAGGGATCTTGGAGACTCAAGCAGTAGTCTCTCGAGCACTTCAGAGAGTGATGGTCGACTCAACCCGAGACTTGAACGTGTCAAGGTCGTCAAGTATCGAGCAGTCGTATACGTCGAACGTCTCGTATACCTACAACTATGCTCCAACCTACATGGGAGGGGCTCCACCGGTTGATGTGTCATTTGACGTAATCCGACTTTCTCTCGCAGGAGGGTATTGATGATCATTCCTCCCGTCCCTGAAAGTCCCAGACAGGGGCCATTCGTCCAACCTGGGGTGTGGTTCATCGCCGTCCCAGAACCTCGAGAAAACTTGGTAAACAATCCATCGGCGGAACTTTCTCTAAACAATCTTTCCGGGTTCGGCGGATCAACCCTCGATCGTGTTACCGACCATTCACGGTTCGGAGCATATTCGGTCCGTGTGACTGATGGAACCACGGGACATGGGCTGATCTATGGAACGACGACTGGGCTCTCTATCGAGGCCGGTACCTGGGCAGCAAGCTGCTGGCTCTTGGGTTCCCCGGGGCATCGGTATGCTCTCGCAATCACCGATACGTCGAACACCCCCCTAACGGAGACAGTTGTCATCGGGAACGGGCGATGGCAATACCTCTCACTTGTTCGACATGAGCGAGATGAGGACTTTACTGGTCGACTCCTGGTCCGGTGTCTAACCCCCTCCTCACCACCATTCTTTGTGGATGGTCTTCAATTTGAACGCTGTGACATCCTCCCCGGACCGTCCACCTACATCGACGGAGACCAGGTCTCTCCGACAACATCTCAAGAATACTTCTGGACCGGGACTCCCCACGAGAGTACCTCCCTTCGGCTTGAAACTTGTCGAACCGGGGGAGTACTTGTCGACCTCACATCCCTCGGGTTGACGGTTTTGTCTCAGGTCGGTCTAGATGCGCCAGTCTACCAACATCACCTCTCGAACAAGTCGAGTCTCCCGGGGGCACACTTCTCGTCAACATCCCTCCAGACTCGATCGTTTTCCCTTGTGTGCCGACTCCACGGCGGGAGTACCGTTGAGCTCCAACGGTTGAAACATCGATTGATCAATCTCCTTGTTCCGGGAGACTGGCGAGACCCTTGGTGTCGTCTTGTATTCGAACCACGGGGAGACCGGGGAGAGGTTGTCGGGGATCGGATCGAAATCTTCTGCCTATACGCCGGAGGCCTCGAGGGGAACCAGTCAAACCCGATCTCCGAAACGGTGACCCTCCAGTTCATCCAGCCGGACCCCCGATTCAAAACGGGGTCTCAAGGGCTATTCCAGTCAAGATCGACACCAACAGCCCCGAGACCCGGGTTCTTCTACATCTTCAACCTTGACCGGAAACGGTGGCCCGTCCAGGGATTTCCCCCCACACTTGGGCCAAACGGTCCTGTTAGAAAGATCCGCTGGGATGAGTTCGACCAGAGCCTCGTCCTGGGGGGAGCATTCGACAGTGTTGGGGGTAACACCATTCGAGCACTTGTTCGTTTCTCCTTTACCGAGGGGTTCACCGCCATCGGGAGTGGGACTCACTTCCCGTCAGGGGGGTACATCAACGACCTTCTCTGTCTCCCGAATGGAGACATCATCGTGGTCGGGAATTTCTTAGATGCTGGGGGGTCAGCCAACCGTGACTACATCGCCTACTACCGTCGAAGTGACAATTCCTGGATTGACGCAACTTCAGGGACCCCGTTCAACGGTGAGATCACTTCGGTTGCTTGGGATAGCCTTCAAGAGAGATTCTTCGTCGGGGGAGTGTTCACCCAACCGGTCCCATACTTAGCCCAGTTCCAACTAGGGTCTCCTCCAACTCAGGTCGAGACTCCCAGTCCCAATGGGCCGGTCTACTCCGTCTATGTCGATAAGAGGAATGAACGTCTCTACGCATCAGGTGAGGTGACCAACATCTTCACTCGAATCGGCTGGCACGACATTACTCCAGAGTCTTTCGGGTGGAACCAGATGGGGAGTGGGTTTGACTCCCCCTCTGAATGGGCAACCGATTTCCATGAACTTCCGTCGGGGAACCTTCTAGTCCTCGGAACCTTTGCCGATGCCGGAGGAGTCCCGAACACACGGGGGGCGGCGGTATGGACCGGATATCAATGGCAAGCCATCAGCGATGCTCTTGATGAGGGAGGGCCGATACGAGTCGGTGCCGGGAGACAGTCGCAACAAGTAGACAACGGGATGATTGTTGTAGCCGGATCATCTCAATTCGGGTACGGTCGATGCCGGTCCTATCCCTCCCGTGTGGGGTGGATCCAGGGATCCTCTTGGGTCCCGTTTGGGATTGTTGAAAACATGTCAAACACTCTAGACGTAACCACCGTCTGTGCTCGTCCAGGGGGGAGAGTCTTCATTGGACGAGCGTACAACCTTCCCGTGTCGGTGCCCAACCGGGTCACATTCACCTACCCCGGAACGGCTCCCGCCTTCCCCGTGTTCCGTCTTACGGTCGGGAGATGGCCGCCTGAGCTGAATTATGCAGCTTGGTCTTGTCTATACTACATCCGGAACCTTCGAACCGGTGAGACATTGTACTTTGACGACTTCATCCTTCGAGATGAAACGGTCATCGTTGACTTTCGTCAGGGACTCCCTCGAGTGGTAAGCTCCCGTCGAGGGGACCAATCCGACAAGATCCTTTCTGGATCTCTCGTAACAATTGTCCCTGGAGAGAACACCATCGAAGTCCTTGCACGTGAGGTCTCGGGGTTCCCGGTGGCTTGGACGGCATGGTGGTCAATTGAACACAGTCACTTAGGGGGAGCGGTATGGCAGTAGAGTACGAAGTGCGAATTCTCGACTGGAACGGTCGTGTCCTTCCTCGAGGAGTCATCCCACTAGCTGATATTGACGGTCCAGCTCTGTCATTGGACGTTGGTCTGGGATTGGTCGGGACGGGGATCACGGGAACCTGTGAGGTCGGGATCAACGATCTTGATCTCTTCAACCAGCTCAGGAAAGACTATCGAATAGCCGTCTACCGTTCAATCGACGGTGGGCCCGAAGTCCTTGAAGCTAATGCCGAATTCCTCATCCGATGGCGACGAATAACGTCAAATGGAGCCCGAATCCGTGGGGTCCATGTCAATGCCCTCCTTGACAGTCGATTCGTCCTCTACAGTGCTGGAACTCCGTTCACCCAGAAGTCGGGGAAGGCTTCCGATGTTATCAAGGCCTTTGTCCGAGAGAACCTCGGGGGAGGAGTCTCCCCCACAAATCGAGACGGAGATGACACCGGGGTGGACATTTCCTCCCTTCTGAGCATTGCTGGGAATTCCGGTGCAGGCTCGAATGTGTCCCTCAGCCGGACACGGAGGAGGTTGAGTAGGGTCATCAAAGAGATCTGTGATGCATCTGCTGCAAACGGTCAACCCCTCTTCGCCGAAGTCTACTCATCTGGTGGTCGGCTCATCTTCGATGTCTTCCCGTCACAACGAGGCAGGGACCGTCGAGCAGGACGTCCACTGAGTAGGGTAATGGGAAATATCATCGATGCCGAATTGGTCATCGATGAAATCGATGAAGTCACCTTCGGAGCCGTTGGAGGAGCAGGAGAGGGACTCCTCCGATCGATCGGGACTGCTATCGACCGACAACGTCTTGAGCGATCCCCGTTTGGTCGAATTGAAGCTTTTACCGAAGATTCGATCATCGTAGATCAGGCAACCCTGAACCAACGAGCAGCTGCCCTGGTACGAGAGGGTGCCCCCAAGGTCATGTATACTGGGACCATCGTCTCCGTCCCGGGGTTCGTCCGGGGGGTAGACTTTGACTATGGAGACTACGTTCGAATCGAAGACTTTGGCCGCAGCTTCTACGCTCGACTAAATACCCTATCGGTAACGGTTCGTCGGGGGGTCGTTTCTGATGCCCTTCGAGTCAAGGTAGACCAAATATGACACCAGACCTCCTTGCACAGATCTCACAAGAATTCGACCGACTTTGGGCAGCCCTTCGATCACAGCAGCCACCGGAGATCCCGATCTATGTCGGGGCCCGATGCTACCAGACGTCTGCTCAGAGCATCCCTAATGTAACGTTCACCCCGGTAAACTTCAACACTGTTGGCCATGACAGCCACAATGCTGTAACAACGGGGCCCGACTGGAGGTATACGTGTCCTATTCAGGGGATGTACCTCGTAACAACAGGTGTCCTATTCGACGTGGCCTCTTGGGGGTCAGGGACAGGTGCAGTTCTATCTCTCTTCCGAAACGGGAGTCGAACTTCGGATCTTGAACACAGAACCGTCTATTCGACATCAACCATCTATCTACAGATTGCCGGGGCTGCAATGGTCCGATGTAACCGGGGGGATACCTTGAGTGTTCGAGTCTACCACACTCGAGGGTCTCCTACATCAACCCTAACGGGAGAGTTCCACGTCCATATAGCAATAGCTAGAATACCAGGAGTGTATCCATGAACCGAAAACTACTCGCCATTCTTGCTGTCGTCCTCCTCTCCATCCCCTCAGCTTTGGGAGTCTACGCTGTTGTCTCAACCACACGGGGGCAGGTCGCAGGCTGGCTTGCTGCAATCGGGATCGAATTGGCCTACCTTACGGTGGTCACCCTTCAAGTTCCCCGACATCTTCTGAAGTACAGCCAGTGGGTTGCTCGTGTCGGGGTTGCCACAGCAATCGTCCTCAACATCCTTGCCGACTACAGCCTCCGTGTTCCGGGGGTGTTCCAGAGTAGCTCAACCTTTTTATCACAATTTGACTGGGTTTTGTTCCTTTTGAGCGTACTCATCAGCATCCCTCTCCCGGGCCTTGCGTTTGCTATCATGTTACTCCTCCATGAGCTTGAATCTAGTCAGCCAGAGGTTATCAGGGGGTCTATCGATGATACTACGTCTCCTCATCTCGTCACTGCTGATCGTCGGAATCATCGTTCCAGTCGTCCCGTCCCGAGGAGGCCCTAATCGTGAAGTCCCTCCAACTGCTCAACCCGCCGTGGCCACGGGAACTGGCGGACAAGTAGCTCCGACAGCTGTATGGGTTGATGACGAGCGGGTAGAAATCTGTGTTTCAGCCGAGTCAACCGTGTGGAGATCACGGGACGGGGTCTCGGGGTGGCTTCTCTATTCAACCCGTGGGGCCGAGTGTCGACTGTGGCCACCCCGGGGGTGGGTAGACATCCACTATGTCTTCCTACCGGGGGATGTAGTATGCACGGCCCAGCTTGTCTGCAGCCCACCTCTCCCGATTCGATATCGATACCGGATTATTCTACCGATCATCGGTGTACCGTAAACGACGTAAACGAAAGGAGACTCACATGGCCATGCTCCAGGACTTCGCAACTGACATCCGAACACAAGCCATCTTCTGGCTTGTTATCATCGATCTTATCACCGGAGTCATCGCAGCTCTTCGGACGAAGACGTTTGAGTTCTCCCGATTAGGAGAATGGTACTTCGTCAACGTCCTCCCCTTTCTCATCGGCCACTTCATGATCTTCTCACTGACCTACCTCGGAGTTGACCGACTCCCAGAGATTCGAGATCTCTTGTTCGAAACCCTGGTCACCGTGGGTGCTGGCCCAGCGATTTTGTCACTGATCACCTCGATCAAGGAGAATGTTCAAGAAGCAAGAGGGACGGGGACGGAGACAACATGATTCCACACATTCTCGGAGACTGCCTCTCGATCCCTGAATGGATCGAGTACATTCGATCATACTCATTCGGGCCCATCCGACCCGATCGGATCGTCCTCCATCACACCTGGCGACCGACTGTGGAACAGTGGAGAGGGTCAAGGACCCTTCGAGCCATACAGAAGTACTACGGGGGGAAGGGATGGACGGCCGGTCCCCATCTCTTCTGTGCCCCGGACGGGATTTGGCTCTTCACCCCGATGAATCAAGTCGGCATCCATGCTGGGGCGGGGAACGGTTCTTTCTCCCGTGGCTGGTACTCAATCGGAGTTGAGATGGTCGGGGACTATGACCACCAACGACCCAGTGGGAAAGTCCTTGACCACACCTGTGCTGTTTTGATTGGCCTTGAGCAGAAGCTGTCTCTCCAGCTCGATTCGAAGCTCTACTTCCACCGGGACTTCTCACCAAAAACCTGCCCAGGGAGGGCTGTCACACGTTCCTGGGTCCTCTCATCAGTCGAACAATGGAGACACTTACGATGGACGGACTTGACTACTCGACCCTCCTCCGGGAGGGAGGGTGGCTGATCTTCATCCTATACATCGCCATCCGAGATCTAATCCCGAGGCTACTTGACTCGTGGGACCGCCGAGCAAACCAGGCAGAGACCTCACGAGCTGAGGGAGCTCGATTTGCATACAGCTTGACTGAGAAGCAGATCCACTCGTGGGAAAAGATCGCCGACAAGCTCGAACGGGTAGCAATCGCTCTAGCAAGAGTCGAGGAACTTCTCAGCTCACAGCAACGAACGCTGTCCTCTCTTCTCAATTCACAGACAGTGGTCTTGGAGAGACTCGGCCTTCACCGACATCTCTCCCAAGACCTCTCAGAATTAGACGAGTAGTCGAGACAGGAAGTGGTTCAAGGTCACCTGTCGTCGGAGGGACGGGGGGAGACCTTCGAGGTCATCGTCTCCGTCTCGCCAGACAATCCTTCGACCCGTGGTGGTGGTCAACTCGATTGACTCGATCGGGGTGTCAACCTCATCGTCGAGGAGGAGTCTCAGTGCATCCAGGAGACCCCAGCACCAAGCCACCCGAACCCCGTCCTTCTTGAGCCAGCCCCCTCGAGCCCTTTCTCCGGGGACCCACGTGTAGTCCGTCCCGTCCGATAAGACAACTTGGAGTTTCATCGCTTACCTCCGGTCAATTTTTGGGTGAAGTCTGCTGTTCTACCTATACCTTGGATAGGGGAGACTAGCAGACTTCATCGCTTACCTCCGGTCACGAGTGTGGCAACGACCTCGTACCCCCGCTCCATGATCCGTCCTCGGTAGCCAGAGATCATATCCTGGACGACCGTCTTCACCCCCCGTGTCCGGCCAAGGTACTGCTCGGCCTCCTGGATGGCGTTGTAGAGCCCCCAAGCAGTCCCGGCGTAGGCCGGAGTATTCGAGCCAACTCCAGCACCGTCGAAGATCTCCCGCACGGCCTGTCGACGTCGTGTCGTCCAACTTGCATTGAGCTCCCAGGAGCCCAGCCTCTGCTCGGCGATCTCGGGAGGCAAGTGCTCTACCTGTGGGGCCGGTTCAATCGTGTAGACGGTGTCGATTACAAAACTTACCTCGTCTGGCGTGAGTCGACGATCCGCCATGAGGTTGAAGATCTCCGTAAACCGACCCACCCGGTTGACTGCCCGATTGTACAATCCTTCGAGAGCTGCACGAATTTTGATCCGGGCGTGCCGGTCGTGGACCACTCGGTACGACTCTCCTGCGGTGGCCTCAGCCACCCTCAGGGTGTTTGCACAGACAACCCGTTCGGAAACGTTTCGAGCTCGAAGAGCTTCCGTCCCTGTCATCGGGGACACGAAGAGGAGAAAGTTCCTCACCTCGTCCCCCCGAACATCGATTGTGGGGAGCTTGGTGGTAATGTAGAGGGTAGACCCATCGAACAGTGCCCCCATGGTCTCGACGGGGGCTTTGACAACTTCGTCCCAGATCTCCGCAGCCTCTCTGGGGGGTATCAAGGGGTAGTCGGGGGAGCATGTCCCCAGAATCTTGGGCTCCGGGTCATCGTGGGTGGGGTGTCTTACGATCGCCCCAAGTTTGACCGGGATGCCGCTTGAGGTGTACAGTGGCTCGATTGTCACCTCGTACCCTCCGATCATCTCCAGTGTTTCGACTGCCGTTTGGTCTCGATCGTTGACGATTCCCAGTCCGTGCCACATGCTCTGTCCTCTCGAGTAGAATCTCTCACCGAACCCACCGTGTGTCATAGTTGTCCTCCTGTGGTTGTTGGATTGTTCTCTTACAATTACATTATAATACCGTTCTCGGGCAAAATCAAGAGCCAATTTCGAGTGATTTCACCCAATTTTCACCACAACTGAAGTCTGCTGTTCTACCTATACCTTGGATAGGGGAGATTAGCAGACTTCATCGCAACCCCCACGGGGATGGGTGAAGTCTGCTGTTCTACCTATACCTTGGGTAGGGGAGATTAGCAGACTTCACACGACCTCAGAGAAGAGTACGGGGGTCCGAGGAGGGGTCTGGAGAAGCTTCTCCCAAAGCTCGTAGATCTTCTCAATGTGACACCCCGGGAGCCCCCGAAGGCCAACTAGCCATCGATGCCACACGTATCGATCCTTCTCGATCGTGTCTTGATCGAGGGGGAGTGATGCAACATCGATGGGACATTTGGGTGCTCGCCAGTTCCTGGGAGGGAGACGTCGAGAGAGGAGGGGGGTCCCACGGACCGAGTATACTGCATAGTCCGGGAGCTGACGACAATGGGTAGGCAGGTCCCGTCCCTCCGCCCAGAGTCGACAGAACCCCTGTGATGGAGTGACCCCGTCAAGAGAAAGACTGCCCTTGTTGATGAGATAGTCACAACCGTCTATCCGAGGGTCTCCACGGTTGACGTGTACCCACAGGGGCACGGGGGCACCGTTGACGAAGATGGTAAAAGCAGAGGTGTCCTCCGGGGGAGTCACATCGGGGTCAACGAACCAGGTCCACACACGTTCTCGACCGTAACAACAACGTCCACAGGCAATGCACTTCATCCCACGGGAGAAGATCGACGGAGAAAACCCTCCCAACCCACTCCCGAAGGTCCCCCTCCCGACCCCGGGAACAACAAGAGTCAAGGGCTGGGAGAAGAAAATCGAGTATGTACGCCCCCAATCGTAGACAAAGTCATCAAAGTCCGTGGGGAGTAGAGTTCCAATTGTCATACTTCACCTCCCTCACCTCCCTCACCTCGATAGACAAGATAGCTGGGCGGGGCTGTTCGATACGTATCCTCGTCCCAGTCGGGCCAGGTGAGACGTTCAACAGGACCGATCTTGAGACCGAGGAACAGGACCGGGAGGCTACGCCAAGATCGAAGACGAGCTCCCCGCCAGGACCACGTGTACCCGTACCGATCCTCGTTGGTGAAGCAAACAGCCCGTTCCCGGGGGACTCTTGACAAAACATCCGGGCAGTCATCAATCCAGTAGTCGACGGACACCAATTCCTTGGCTTCTGTAGATACGACGGGACACTGGGGGAAATATGTCGACAGCCACTTCATCTTTGCATCGTACGTCCCCGGCCAAACACGAGTGATGATGGTAGGGTTGAACCCGAGAAGATGGAGGGCAAGGACGGCATCCACTGCCCAGGGGAGAGGTCGAGTGGACCGAAAGAGGCGGGGAGTGAGATAGTCGTAGATCTTCTCTCCGCATCGAACATACCGGTGGATCTCGTACGTTAGAATCTTCTCGGGAGTGATGTTGTCATCGTAGTCTCGGTTGTACTTCGACAACCACACGTCGAGAAGGTTCGACAACGTTGAGTCACAGTCAATCCCGATTCTCATGCTTCCCCCCGTAGACCGTGGTAAAGACGTACGAATGGATGACTTCGTGGACAAATCGACGCTTCCGAGACCCAAGCCCGGGAGCTCCTCCGTCGTACGTCCCAAGATTGAGATACCGAATCCCTCGAGAGACAAGATCCTCACAGGCCAAGAAGAGGTTGGCATCAGAAGTCCCCGGACGACCCCCGGGCATCTGTGAATAGTTCAGCGACTTCTCGACCGCCTGGATCCCGTGTCCGGGGGCCCCCGGGTGCGGGAAGATGATCTGGGTACATACCGGGACTCCACCCCGCATTCCCAGATAGTGGTAGCCGTAGGGCCACCGATTAGATACGTAGTCTCGAACGATTGAGAGACGAAAGTGGCGATGGCCGAGGAACGACTTCCACGTAGAGATGACCGAATCGACTTCAGGAGACCCGGGGTCAACGAGTGAATACACCATTTCTCGGCGATCCCGACGAAGATACGTCAAAGCTCGAGAGTTGAAGAACCGATCGGGGGAACGGACAATATCCTCGGTTGAGACAAGGATCTCCTCCGAGACCTTCAACGACCCTTGTGGGTGGAGGTCGAGGAGCTCTTGGGCTGTCTCACGATCGATGTTATTGATGGTGACCGGCCGAGCTGATCGAGCCCCGTATTCACCGGCGATCTCGAGAAGGTCGGGAGCAGTCCCCCGAAGAGCCCAGAGACGAAATCGAGGGGCTGATGAATACCGCTGAAGGACGACACAGAGAGGGTCAACCGAACGCCAGACGAGACTCCCCTGATCACGAGCCATCTCGTAGCATCGAAGGGTGTCAGGAGAGTTGTAGAAATTCGGTCGAGGGTGAACCTGTTGACACCACCATGATCGAGGGGGGAGCCCAGGAGGGAAGTCATCAAGAGTCTCGAGGGACATAGAACGCCTCCTTCGAGATGACACGGGGTGTCCGCTGACACTCGCCGAATGTGAATCGACTTTTGTGGGTTCGAAGACCATCTGTGCCTCCATCAATTGAACCAGCATTGAGATACCGAACTCCTCGATCTCGAAGACATTCAAACTCCTTGACGGTAGACCAATCCGAGACCCCGGGCTTCCCCCCGGGCATCGATGTATAGTTCAAGCCCTTTGAGACAATCTCGAATGCATAGGTCGGGTCTCGAGGCCAACGCTCAGCAAGGATCACCGACACGGGGAAGTTGTCCCGGACACCCAAGAACCACTCTTTCGGGGCGGGACTCTCGAGAGCAAGGTAGTCTCGAACCACGGCCAGCTGACGCTGTTTGGGTTCGTTGAATTCTCGCCAGATGTCGACAACTCTCCGAGACAACTCCACGTCGGGGTCTCGGAGAAAGCACTCTCGCTCCCGTGCCCGGAGTTGACGAAGCCCTCGGGAGTTGAATACCTCGAAGAGATTCGACAATACTCGATCAAGATCGTAAACGGCTTCCCGCTCAGTCATGACGACACCGGGGGAGAGTTGGCAGAATTCCTGGGCCTCACGGTCCTGTAGACCGAAGATAGTCACGGCCCTCAAACTCACCGAAGAGACCCGAACGACAAGATCTCGAAGATCCTGGAGAGACCCTGAGACGTAGACTACCTGCCATCGGGGCTTCTCTCGAAACCGACGGACCAGGATTGCCGAGAGGGTCGAGGTTCGAACCCAGAATGCTTCTCGCCGTGAAATGAGGTAGGACCATACGACAAGCCACGAGATTGAGTGAGGGAGTGGTCCCGAAAAGTCTCGGGAAGATTGATCTTGATAGAAGGTCTCCCAGTCGGTTGACAAGACCCGAGGGAGTGATTGAAGCTCGTCAAGAACTCTCAAACGATCATCGGGCCAGTATCGAATAGATTCTCGAGTGTCGTCTCGAGGTTCCCAACCGGTGATTTGATAGGTACTGGTAGGCCCACGACCGTGTTGACGGACAAGATACCCCATCGATCGAAGACAACCGACAAAGTTCATCCGCTCGATCTCAGGGTTTGCCCGAGGGTTGAGGTGGACAAGGTTCTCGAGGTCCTTCTGAGAGACCCCCTGGAACAAAGCTTGAATTGATGGGCGGTACACTTCTCCCATCTGGGAGACAACTTGATCAACTGTCAGCTCCATCTTTCACCTCAGTCTTACAGCTAGGACAATACCCCAGACGAATCGATGCAGCCCTCTGCTGACGATTTCGAAGGGGCGCCTGACAGTGTGGACATCGAATGGATGTGTCCCCCGTGCCTCTCTCTCCCTCCTTCTCTCCCTCCTTCTCTCCCCCATCATCATCGTCATCAGGGATGGGGATGGGGACCGGGAGAGGGGGTGGTGGGAGTGACGGGATCCGGACGGGTGAGACTTGACCAAGCTGAGGGAAGACGGCCAACGCCGGCCACTCGGTGTCAATCGGGATAAGATCACCCCCCTTCCTCCGTGCCGCCCCACCGAGGTAGATGATCACGTCAAAGCAGTCACGGAGATCCATCTCACCGTAGAGACCGATGCTCGCCGCAGTGTCGGTGTGACTGGCAACAACTGAGCACACCCCGAACTTCCGACCTTCGGCGAGGATCGTTCCCAATTCTCCTCCGATGCTCGGGACGGCACGGACCAACGACCTCCACTCATCACCGAAGAGGGTCTCTCGAGAAAAGCCTCCCTCAAAAGCCCGTCCTCGGGCAAGCTCCTTGGCCCGAGAGTCGATCAACTTCACCAAGTCTCGAACGGAAGACTCGATCTTCCCGTACTCACGACCAGCACCGATAATCTCTGCCCTCCCCCACTTCCCCGGATAGCCGTGGGGGTCAATCGCCCGCAGACCACCGGAACGATGTTGGGTAATATACAGCAACACGGTCGTCTTGCCAGAGCCTTTGGGCCCCACGACCCAGATATTGTCCAAGTCGATGAGAGACCGAAGGGAGAGAGTCGGTGAGGAAGGGGTCGAGGACCATGACTCCACCGGCTCTTTCTTACTCACACCCACACCTTCACTTCCCGTGGGTTCGGCCGGAGGCGGGGGTCGACCGGTCACAACCCAGTATGCACACCATTCAACGGATGGCAGCAGAGATGTCCGGATGTAATGTCCCATCACCCCCAGAGTCCATCGGATCCCAACCCGAACGACACGGGGGAGGAGGTACCACACTCCGATCACGAGAATGGCAAGGTACCACAGAATCTCGACTGTTTCCCACCACATCATGACCGCCACAACCTCACGGGAAGCCAACTCAGAATCACCCCGAGAGTCAACGATAAGATGAAGCCTCCAAGGGTGACAAAAACGGTGTCATCGTCTAAACGAACGGTTGTCACCACCATCGGTGTCCCCCCGCCCAGACCGAGCAACCCCAGGATGACCGTAATCGGTGGGAAGGAGAGGATCCGGTCGGCTCGGGGCATGATCCCTGCAGCGTTGATGAGAGAGTCGACCAGGATGGCAACCCACCCGAGGACGTCGGAGTGACGACGTCCATCGAAGATGAACAACTTGAGTCCGATAAACAGTAGCTCGAGTACGCCGGCCACCAAGTAGATCTCAAGGACCCCGCCCTCGATCCATACCCATTCGACGAACCATACCGTCGTGAGGTACGACCCGACGCCCAGCGTCAAAGCTAGAAGCTTCACCCAGAGACGAGGATGGAACCGAGGTGTTGCAGACACCTCGAGTAGAGGGTCTCGTTCAACTGATGGTGGGAGAGGAGGTCTTGGTCTCATTTCACCACTCCGGGGGAGGCTCGGGTTCCGGATCGGGCGGGAGGGGGTTGGGTCTTGGGCTCATCTTCATCTCCTCCATCAACACCGATGAGTGAATCACCGATATAGTCGAGAATATCCCGGATGTCTTCGTTGTCCTCGAGAGCATGGTCGAACGGCAGGGTCACCCCGGAGACGGCCTTGACCGAGTGGCCGATCTCTTTCAGTGTACGGTCAATTCCGCTTATCAGTGACTGCATCACCGCTGCCAGCTCCTCCCGTTCCTCCACCGTGAGATTGGCGAAGCCCACCAGTGCCTTCTCCTGTGCCCGCAGGAGTGTTGACCGTAGGATTGCAATGTCCGCCTGGGTCTGCAACTCGTACCTCTTCACCAGGTGGGCTTGGCGTACCTGCTCGACTAATTCGTCCGTCGAGACTGGAGCCCACAGCAGGGCGGGAATGACGATGAACCCGATAATTCCGATCAACACCTGCTGGTAGACCAAGTTGGTCTCGGCGACAACCGGCTGTGCTGCCCACCAAGACCACTGAAGTTGATATGAATAATACACGAGATAGATAGCAGATGCAATGATGACCGGGAAGGCCCAGGTGCGGGCATTGACTTTCTGGAGGAGCATACCGGCGGGAGACCACGGGATGAGGAATGTGATGAGACTGGGGGGAGCAAGAACCAGGATGGCCGTGAAGGCGATCGCAACCACTCGGTTCTCGGTCAGCATGGATTGTACTCCCCACCAGTAGATCGCCGACCCGCCCATTGAGACGGTGGCGAGGATGATCAGGAGTGTCCTCGCCGTGAACTCAAATGTCCGGGATCGGCGACGTTGCTGTCGGATCATGTTGAGAAAATTGGACACGATCACACCTCAGACCTCGAGCTGCCACGGGATCGTAGTACTCACCCGAACCCACTCCCTGCCCCGGACCTCGTAACAGCTGGTGTACCAGCCGCTTCCCCCGGGGATGCACACGGTGCACACCGTGCCTTCCGGGAGGTGGTCCGGTGGGGGGAGCTCATCCCAAAAGAACTCGTTTCCTACGAAGTCAACCCCCCGTGGTCCCTGGAGGGGGTGGATCCTCAAGGTCCCATCGCCGTCCACATAGCCTGAGTATTCGATTGTCCCGTCAGTTGTCGTCACCCGGTATTCAACTGCTGTGATTGTCATTGCTATCTCCTTTCAGCTCTAGCTCTACAGGATACTACACCTCAAGCTCCGCTGGGACCGTGTGGCTTATCAGAGCCCACTCCCGGCCCAACACCTCCCAGTCCCAACTGCTGCCATCAGGGCTGCATACTGTGCAACGGGTGCACTCCGGGAGGTGGTCCGGTGGAGGAAGCTCGTCCCCCTCTGGCCCCGTCAGGGGGTGTACCCACAACGTTCCGTCATCGTCCACATAGCCTGAGTATTCGATTGTCCCGTCAGTTGTCGTCACCCGGTATTCAACTGCTGTGATTGTCATTGCTATCTCCTTTCAGCTCTGTATCTGCGGGGTACCAATACACCTTCGTTCCCCCTCGCCGAGGGGTCGGCGGATCACGTCGAACGAGCCCTCTCTCCAGAAGTACTTGAAGTTGCTGTCTCGTCGCCACGAAATACTTGGGCACCGGCGGGGAGAGTCGAGCAACGATTTCATGTATCCGGAGTCCCGGCTCCCGTCGGAGGATCTCCAACACCTCCTTCTGTCGGGCCGGGAGTTTGGGATCAACTTGACCGTACATCGTATCACCTCCTTTCTGGGTCAACTTCTATTCTTCACCACTATTATATTACCTTTTCGGGCCATAATCAATACCCCAATTTGCAGATTTTCGCACCAATTTTGTATGAATCTCAGGTTGATGATTGTTTAGATTGTTTAGATTGTGTGTTTTACCTTATCCGTCTAAGGAGTCTTTTTTGTCCCAGAACTG